ATACAAAGCGATTTCAGCAGTTGGAGAGCATGTACAGGAGTGCAGCTATAAAGGCGGGAGGGGAATATAAATGACGAAGAAACGCGAAGACCTCATTGGTGAAACAGGTACACGCACAACCGAGGTTGAAATCATTGACGCCAAGGAATATGAGACGGGTGTTTCAGTTCAGGTTTCAGACAATGTGGGAGAAGTGTATTGGACTGATTTAGAAAACATTGATTTAGACTGACGGAGGCGATATGCCGGAAAGGATAGGGTGATCACTATATCTCGCCTGGCTACTGCGTTATGTGGCTGAATTTAGCAGCATTAGGAGGACTTCATGGAAATCAACGGCAATACAAGCGATGGATATCACACTTTCGACGAACTTTATTATCACCGGATGATTTTGTTTAGTGTGATTTGTAATCAAAACCGAGAAATAGCTTGGAAATCCTGGCTGCATGATGATGGCACAATGTATGATGATTATTTTATTGTTGGCTTGGAAACACCAGAAGGGCAGTACACTTATCACTATCATAAAGATTATTGGAATTTGTTCTATGTTACTGAGCTTGATAAGGCTCCAGAATGGGATGGACATAAACCCGAAGATATAACGCGATTGCTAAAAATACGACCACAGTGAGCCGATAAGGCTTATTTTTTATGCCCAAACCATATTGAAGGCGCTAAAAGCTATATGAGTATTGGTTCCTGCACCACAAAGCAGAGGAAAGGAGCAACACTATGAAACTGTTTACCGTTATTTATCTATGGATTATCAGTCTATTTACTCCGGCAGCTAAGCCTGCTGTTGAACGTCGTATGCCTCATAGGCTAGATTTGCAGTTCTTTGCTGATGGGGAGGACGACAACGGCGGCGATGATGGAGACGACGATGATGATTCGGATGATGACGAGGGCGATGAGGATGAAGAACTTGATCTGCAAGAACTGATTAAGAATGATCCCAAGCTCAAAAAGCAGCATACGCAGCTGATGAAAGAGCAAATCGCCAAGAGAATGAAGAAGTACAAGGACGTAGATCCAGAAGAGTATCGCCGACTCAAACAACAGGCAGAGAAAGGCAAGGGGAAAGACGCTGACGATGATGAAGGCGACGATTCCCAAAGTAAAGAGCAAGAGCAACGCCTCCTGCGGGCGGAACGCAGAGAAAAGCGGGCGCTGGTGAAAGAAGAAGCCATTTCCCGCGGACATGATCCTAAGTTGGTTGCCCGTCTCATCAACTTGGATGAAGTGGATTTGGACGAAGACGGAGAGTCCGATAACCTGGACGAGCTGATCGATGACCTGGAAGAGGAATTCGGTTATGTGCTCGGCGGTCGTCGTGGCAGTGATGAGGACGAGGAAGATGAGGAAGAACCTCCTTCCAAGAAAAAGGCTTACAGACCTGGTCGTAATCAGAAAAACAACAAGAAAACCAAGAAAACAGATCTACGCGCACTCGGCGCTGCCAAAGCTGCCGAGCGCCACAAAAAGAAGGAGGCTAAATAATGATTCTTAAACCAAGAAAAGAATCCATCACGACTCAGAAAGAAATTCTGAAAACCACGCAAGGTCTTATCTTTAAGGTCGGCGGTATTACATTGGACGGCACCAAATTCACTGCTGGGATCGTTCCTGCTGGTACGCCAGTCACTGTTGCCGATGGAGCAAAAGCTGTTCCGTTTGTTGCGCCCGCTGATGGAGCGGCACTTGAGGGAACGCCATATGTCACAACTCATGATGTAAAGGTCGAATCTGGTGCTGATACGGTCGTGGGTGCGTTCGAGGAAGCTTATTTCGACAAAAACAAAGTGGAACTACCAGAAGCATTTATTACTGCTGCTGGCGGCCGCTACAAACTACGATAAGAGAGGAAGAATAATATATGCCATTACATCAGGATGAATTTCAAAGACCAGCCCTAGTATCATACGTGGAGAATGTACCTCCTGCAAAGGATTACTTGCTACGTAATGTTTTGCCGAACCGAAATGTAATCGACATGGACTTCGCGTTCAACATTTACCAAGGAAAATACGGTAAAGCTGCTAAGATCACAGCATTGAACGCCGGCGCTCCATTGGCGGACAAACGCGGGATTGAACGTGCGTTCGGTCAACTCGCGAAGATTCAAAATTCTTTCCGCTTGGACGAGAAAGAAATGTTCCGTTTCAACAACCCGCGGAATGATGCGGAGACAGCAGAAATCATCGAATATGTGTATAACGAAACTGATGATCTCGTGAACTCAGTCTACGACACAGAGGAATGGATGCGCGCTCAAGCCATCTATCATGGCGGGTTTGATTACAACAAAGATGATGTGGTGATCGAATTCCCGTTCGACATTCCTGCAGCCAACAAGCTGACTGCAGCTGTTGCATTCAGTGATCCAGCTTCTACTCCATTGACAGAATTGCAAGCGGCTGTGCGCCAGTTCCGCAAAGCAAACAACAACCAGCGTCCAACAGTCATGCACATTTCTGAAGCAATGGAAGCGGACTTGCTTTCCAATCAACAAATCAAGCTGCAGATTCGCGGCACAAGCGATAATCGCTTAATCACTTCTGCTGACTTGCAAAATGTGTTCGCTGCTCTTAGCTTGCCGCCGTACCAAGTACAAGATGACATGGTGGACATTGATGACGGAAACGGTATGCAGTCACTTCTTCCGGAGCGTCGGATCGTTCTGATTGGTGCAAACCTTGGCTTCACCGGTATTGGACCGACTGCCGAAAAGAATTGGGAGTCAGGAATCTATGCTATTCCGGAGATCAAGGAGACTAACCCACCGAGCCAGCAGGTATTTGTTGGTGAAACAGCGTTCCCTGCGCTACAACGTCCTTCTGGCGTTGTATGGCTTGATGCATAAGCAAGGCTTCTCACGAGGCTTTGCTTTTTTCTTTATCAGAATAAAAGGAGGGCATACACATGCCAGAATTCGAAGCAAACGCATACCTAACTAAAGGTGGTAAGACTTACGTTCCGGGAGACAAAATCGAATTGACAGCAGAACAGGCTGCGCGTCTTGGTAACAAGCTAAAAGATGCTCCTGGATTGGAGAAAGAAAAAGAACAAGGCGAGGATGAAAAAGGCTATACAGAAGCTTCCTTGAAAAAGCTTTCTGCCGATGAGCAAAAAGCGATCGTGGAACAAGCCGGCGGTGACTTGGAAGAACTCACAAATGAAGAAAAGCGCATTGCCTTTATCCTAGAAAACCAATAAGTAGGTGATCCAAATGGATTTCACTGAAATCGATCAGTACCTCCATAACCTGTACTATTCAGAACCTTATACAAGCATAGAATCGGCAGAGGACCGGCAGAAACTAGTATTCACCGCAAATGAAATGCTGCTGAACTTCTATGATGAATCCCTGCTGACATATAAGCTTGTCGCTAAGCAGGCTCTGTACATGGCGGAGGGTGAGGGAGAGGAATTTGCGATGTTCAAGCGTCATGGCGTTAAATCCATGGGACTGGACGGCATGACTTTCACCTTTGACCTGAACAATATTTCACCTGATGTACAGGCGGCCATCGAGAAAACACTTGCTAATCAAGCGGAAGAAGAAGCCAAGAACAAGCGGGCAGGCATCGGGCGGCTGATCTAATGCCGAGACCACCGATGAATGACACGATTTATATCATAGCGCAGCAGCTGGATGAAAACGGGGATCCGTTGAAGGATGGCTACGGTCGCCCGCTCCCTGCCACGCCAATTCCGTCTAGGGCCCGCGTAAAAAACGAGGCTAAGACAAATATCGCTTCCGACAGCATGACCACCGACAATGTCCTTGAAATTTCCATCCCAAATACCACGAAAGTGGAAGAAGGACAAACAGTGGAATGGACAGACAGGTTCGGAGAAAAGATAATCGGTCAAATAGACGGCATCACGGAAGTGCTGAACTATTCCGGTAAGAAGGTCTATTACCGGAAGCTCGTCGTCAATAAGTCGGGAGGGTAGCCTATGGCAAAGCGAAACAAAGGTGTCCTGAGCATTGAATGGGATGGCTTGGCCGAGCTGGAAGAGAAGTTCGAGAAAATGGATAAGGAATTTGAAAAGAATTTGGTTCAGGGATACACCGAATACGGGATGCTTGTGGAGGAAGGCAGCCGGGCGCTGGCTCAGCGCGATACCGGAGATATGGAGGAATCAATCATCTTTGGAAAGGCTCGTATGGAAGGGGATACGGTCATTGTCGAAGGCGGCTCCAATTCCCCTTATGCGCTGAGAAGGCATGAAGAGCCATATCGACCGGGCGTACATGACAAGTATGATAATGGTGCCAAGTTTGAGGATTACTACCTCAATGGCCGCGGTCGTGGCACATATCAGAAAGGTCCATGGAGGGGACAAAAGCCTGGTCGTAAATTTATGCAGCGCGCTATTGACGTAACCGAAACTGACTACAACGAAATGAATCAACGGATTGTAGATAAGACATTGGGTGATGACAAATGATACAGCGCTATCTGGCTGAATTGCTGGGGGAGAAGTTTCCTGACCTAACCTGGACATACAGCTTTTATTCCAACAGTGACAACACCGGTACAGTCTATTACGAAGGCGGAGGGAAGCCTAGCACCTATGAGGGAAGGACCCGATATCCACGCTATATGGTATGGCTCCGGTCGTCTGCTTGGGCTTATGTAGAGTCTCTGGCAAATCAAATACAAGAAGAACTGCACGGGAAGGGTGACTTTATTGTTACCGTTCCTATTTTTAATGATCAGGAAGAAAAGATTGGCGAGGAACAGTATCACGTTTATCTCATTGAGGCTGCTGGTGAACCAAATTCGATCGGCGTACAGGACAACGTGATGGAATACTCGATCAATTTTGATGTGACACTTACGAAAATAAGAGGAGGAACACTGAATGGTACAAATTAACCCGGAGAAAATCCCGTTCGGTCCAGCTAATATCTACGTTGGAGAAGATGGAACGGATCAACTGAAGTTTGACGGGAAAGAACATTTGCAGGCAGAGGGCGGCGAGCTTACAATCACACCGGAATTGGAAGACATTACGTCCGTCGATACCGGTAATACAGCGTATGACCAGCGTATTGTCGGTTACACGATTGAATTGACGATCAATGCGCTGCAGGAAGACGTGGACATCC